TCCAAAGGCCGTCCTGCCGACTGACGCAGCCGCTCGTAAGGCGGCCCCGATCGCGCGTGGAGTCCTCGACTACTTCCCGGATGCGCTGTTCGAGATCGCCAAGGTCTCCAAGGCGGGCAACGACCAGCACAACCCCGGCCAGCCGATGCACTGGACCAAGGGGAAATCCACGGATCACGCGGACTGCATCCTGCGGCACCTCGTCGATCGGGGCACCCTGGACACGGACGGGATGCGGCACAGCGCCAAGGTTGCGTGGCGGGCGCTGGCGCTCCTCCAGACGGAAATCGACCAGGAGCGAGGGGTGCAACCTGTCTACGAAACTGACCGGGTAACCAACCGATGAGTGCGCGGCTGGTTCGCGGAGGGGGTGATCCGGCCCCCTCCCAGGAGGACGGGGGAATTAGGGGCCACACGGGCTTACACGCGGTCCCCGAGGGTTCAATCCCAAGGGTTCCTGACGTGTCCCAAGACCTAATTACCTACCTAAACTGGATGTTCCCGGATCGGCTGGCCCTCGTCACCAAGCTCGGCTCGGTCGAGGCCGCGAGCGGCGCTCGCTCCGTGGTGGAGCATCTGATCGAACTCCACAAGGAACAGGACCAAGACAATGTGCTTTGGCGGAAAGTCATCGCCGCCCCCTCCGCAGCAGGCCCCGGCTCCCCCGCCGCCCCCGCCGGAGGATCACCCGGCGAGCCCCGCGTTTAACGAGGACACGACCGACGCGAAGAACGCGGACAACAAACTGTCCGGTCAGCGGCGTGGCCGCAAGTCGCTTCGCGTCGACCTCGGCGTTCCCTCCAGCGGTGCCCCCTCGGGCGGCGTTGGACTAGGCATTCCGACGTAACGTGACGGAGCAGGGAACGGCGGCGCAGCGATACAGTGCTCTGGAAACCTACCGCGAACCCTTCCTCCGAAGGGCGCGGGACTGCGCCAAACTCACCATCCCCTACCTGATGCCACCGGCCGGTTTCGGCCCCAGCACAGACCTTCCGACCCCGTATCAGAGCATCGGGGCGCGCGGCGTCAGGACCCTATCGTCGAAGCTGCTGCTCGCGTTGTTCCCCCCGAACACGCCGTTCTTCAAGTACAGCATCGACGACCTCGCCCTCCGCAAGCTGGAGGAGGAAGGCGGCCAACGCGGCATCCGTGGCGAGGTTGAGAAGGCGCTGTCGGCGCGTGAGCGGGCTGTGCTCCTCGAAATGGAGACCGCCCTGTTCCGACCGGCGGCGTTCACGACTCTCCAGCACCTGCTAGTGACCGGCAACTTCCTGCTCTACGTCCCACCGGAGGAGGGCCGCGCTCGCGGCTTCCGCCTCGACCAGTTCGTCGCCCGGCGAGAGCCGACAGGCGCGCTGCTGGAGCTGGTGGTGAAGGAGCAGGTCACTCCTGGGAGCCTCCCGGACGCTGTGCGCGAACTCGTGCAGGGCACCGGCGCGGCCATCGCTGGCGTTTCGGACAACGGCAAGACCGTCAAGGTCATCGTCGGTCCCGAGAAGCAGCCAGCCGCTGGCCCCGAGGGCTACTGGGACCTCTACACCCATATTGTCCGCAACGATAAGGACAGGCGGTGGGACATCTACCAGGAGGTCCAGGGTAAGCGCATCCCCGACAGCCAGGGCCACTACCCGATCGACAAGCTTCCGTGGTTCCCGCTGCGTCTGTCGACGCAACCAAGCGAGGACTACGGACGCGCCTACGTCGAGGAGTACCTTGGCGACCTCGACAGCCTTGAAGGGCTCGTCCAGGCGATCGTTGAGGGCTCCGCAGCGGCGGCCCGCGTGGTGTTCCTCGTGTCCCCGAACGGGGTGACGAGCCTCCGCGTGGTGTCCAAGGCTCGCAACGGCGACGTTGTCTCCGGTGACCCGAAGGACGTGGGCGCGCTGCGCCTCGACAAGGGCGCTGACTTCGCCATCGCGCGACAGCAGGCGCAGGACATCGCACAGAACCTCGCGTTCGCGTTCCTGCTCAACACTGCGATCCAGCGCAACGGCGAGCGCGTCACTGCGGAGGAAATCCGCTACATGGCCGCCGAACTCGATGACGCCCTTGGCGGCGTCTACACGCTCCTCGGCGCGGAGTTCCAGCTCCCCGCCGTGCAGTTGTTCGAGCGGCGCATGGAGAAGAACCGACAGGTCCCGCCGCTTCCGAAGCAGATGGTCCGTCCCGTCATCGTGGCGGGGATGGAGGCCATCGGGCGCGGGCGAGACGCGCGGAAACTCAAGCTGTTCGTCTCCGAAATCGTCCAGGCGATCGGTCCCGAGCTGGCCTTCAAGGTCATCAACCTCATGGAGTTCATCAAGCGCAGTGCTGCCGACTACGGCATCGACACCGAAGGCTTGATCGTCTCCGAGGAGGAGATCGGCGCTGGCGAGCAGAACGCGCAGATCATGGAGCTGGTCAAACAGCTCGGCCCCGAGGGCATCCGCCAACTCGGCGCGATGGCCCAGGAAGCAATGAAACAACAGGGGCAGCAGCAGCAGGCCGCCCCACAGCAACAGGCATCATGAGCAAGGAAAAAGAGACGGCCCCGGCAAAACCCTCTGCCGTGACTTCCAGTGTTCCACCGGAGCGTAAGATCGCTGGCATGGCCGAGGCCGTGCGCGAGATCGGGAAGCGCGTGAAGCTCCCGAGCGGTCTGTGGATCAAGACCAACTGATGACCGAAACGGTTACTTTCCAGTCCGAGCAGACTGGGCAGGAAGCACCGAAGGCCCCGGAGAACAAAACTCCGGCGGCCGCTTCCGGCGAGCGCCCCGCGTGGTTGCCGGAGCAGTTCAAGACCGTCGAGGACTTCGTCAAGTCGGCCAACGAGACCAAGGCCGAGCTGACGCGCCTCCAGCAGCAGGTCGCCAAGGGCAAGCCCGCAGAGGGCGAGCAGACCACCGGCGAGTCGAAGGATGGTCAGCAGCCCCCGAAGGACGGCCTCGGGATCGAGGAGAGCACCAGCAAGGAAGGCGAGAAGAAAGGCGGTGAGGAGAAGAAGCCGCCGCTCAACATCGACTTCGCGCCATACCAGCAGGAGTTCACGGAGACCGGCGACGTGTCCCCGGAGAACCGTGCCAAGATCGCGGAGCAGCTCAAGTCGATCTTCGGTGAGAACGCCGAGGGCATCGTCAACGACTACATCGACGGCGCAAAGACCCGCCTCGCCAATACGACCTCGCAACTCAAGGCGATTGCAGGAGGCGACGAGGGATACGCCGCGATGCAGGCGTGGGCCAAGGACAACCTGACCCCCGCTGAGAAGGAAGCCTACAACCGCGCCGTCCACTCCGGCGACTTCCACGCGGCGTCGTTCGCCGTGCAGGGACTCGCTGCGAAGTTCCAGGCGGCCAACGGTAAGGCACCGTCGCTGATCCAGGGCAACAACACGCCCACCGGCGGGGAGACCTTCAAGTCGCTGCACGAAATGAAGCAGGCCATCGCTGATCCCCGATACAAGACCGATCCCGACTACCGGAAGCAGGTCGAACAGAAGGCGATGCGCTCCAACATCTAACGGAGCAGCCATGGAAAAAATCAAAGCGGCCGTTTCGGCGGTTGCGGGCGGCTGGCGTAATGCCTCCGCGTGGATCAAGGATCACCCGAACGTCACCCTGGCGCTCGACGTGATCTTGATCGTCCTCTTGGTGCTCTCGCTCATCAAAGTCTGATGGCGAAGCACACGTATGACGAGGCGCTTCGCGAGCTATTGAAGTCGGAGGGTGGTTTCGTCAACCACCCTTCCGACCCTGGCGGGGCGACCAACTACGGCATCACGATCGCGGACTATCGCAAGTACGTGAAGCCCAACGCGACGGTTGACGACGTGCGTCGCATGACGGTCAGCGAGGCCAAGGCGATCTACCGCGCCCGCTACTGGGACGCGATGCGTTGTGACGAGTTGCCCGCCGGTGTGGACCACGCCGTGTTCGACTACGGTGTGAACTCCGGCATCGGCCGCGCACCCAAGGTGTTGCAGCGAGTGCTCGGCGTGACAGCAGATGGGGTCATTGGCCCCAAGACGCTGGCCGCCGCGAACGCCGCGGACCCTATCAAGGTCATCAACGGCATCTGCGACGAGCGAATGCGGTTCCTGCGGGGACTGAGCACGTGGCCGGTGTTCGGCAAGGGCTGGACCTCGCGCGTCTCCAGGGTGCGCAGCGTCAGCTTAAAGATGGCCAAGGCCGTCACCCCCTCGCGACAGTCCTCCACCGTCAATCACAACCCCGAGCAACCAGCCCCCGCACCGGCACCAGCCGCGAAACAGCGGGAGAGCCTGCTCGTCAAACTCATCAAGGTGATCTTCAATGGGCTTGCTCGGTGACATCACCGGCCTCGGCACCGTGGCGACCGCCGCGAGCGAGGCGACCAAGTCGATCACCGACTTGCTCAAGTCATTCATTCCCGATCCCAACAAGCGGATCGAGGCCGAGGTGCAGCTCCAGCAAATCCTGGCCGAGCGCGACAAGGCTCTCTACGAGGGCATGTCGCAGGTCATGGTGGCGGATAGCAACTCGGACAGCGCATACACGCGCAACGCGCGACCGACAGTGGTGTACTGGTCGCTGGCGATGATTACGGCCATCACAGGCTCCGGCGTGTTCGGAGTTGCCGAGCCGATCATTGCCGCGCTCACCAAGGTCCCAGGCGAGCTGTATGGGCTCGTCGGCACCTGCGTCGGCGCATTCACCATCGGCCGCTCCGTCGAGAAAGCGGGGCCGTCGATCGCAGAGGCCATTACCAAGGTCCTCGCGCGTAAGTAAGGCGTACACACCGGGTCGGGCTCTGCCGCCAGTGCGCGGCATCCTCCCGGTGTCAGTTCTCTCCAGTGATGAGCGACGTGCCCCTCGCAAGGGGGCGTCACAGGTCACGACCACATACGAGACAAGCTTGGCTCGTCTCACTCTCGGCTGCGGTCGAGAGCGAGCGAACTACCTCGTGCGTCCCCGTGTGCGGCTCGGAGGCCGATCAACCTCTGATCCTCACTGGAGACTTCCATGACCAATACGACCGTGTCCCG